GCAGGCATTGCGACAGGAGCTCTTCCGCAATGCCTGCCGCGGTCGGATCATGATCGCTTGTCGGCAAGCTGCTTCAGTCCATTTTTGAGCACTTTTCGGGCAGGTCCAAACAGGTAGTCTTGTTTGTCCATGTAGATCGTCCCGAGTCCGACATGGGGCGCATAGCCGAGCTCGGAGAACACCGTCTGGTCGCCTTTTTGGAGGCTGTCCCTCAGCCGCCCTGTGTCGACTGGCACCTTCTCAAGCGCCACCTCGTGGGTGCGGTCCGTGACCGAGGCAAGCATCTCCTCCACGTCGTCGCCAAAGAGGTCGCCCTGTTCGTCAAACCAGTCGCCCACCTCTTCAGTGTTGGAGTCAATGAGACCTGAGCCGGCCATCAGCCGTCAAGTGTAATTAGCAAACTATCGTCGTCGTGGATGACCTCCGCCACGGTACCATCAACTGAGCGATTGTCTTCTGTCTCTACCGTGACGCTGTCGCCGGGCTGGACATCCGTTACGGCCTGCTCCGCGAAGAAGAGCAGGTCCCCCGTTTCATAAAAGGCGGCTCGCTGCTCGTAGGCCCGCGTCCCCTGCTGGGCGTCCCCTTCGACGTCCAGCACCGTCTTCGTGCCCGTCTCCTCAAATCCACTCGCCGTCCGCTCGCCCTCTTGGCGGGTGACGGTGATGGTGTCATCGGTAAAGGGGTCGAGGTCAGGGAAGTCCACATCAAATGTGCGTGCTTCTGGGGCGGAGGTCGAACGGTTTCAAATGTCGCCCGAATGTTGGTGGCAGGCGCTTCCGTCGACCGCTGTCATAGCTGACCGACTTCGACCCCTGCGACATAGAAGTAACCCCCTCCTTCTGCCCTTCCGTCTCCACCATGTGCTCAACAACACCAGCAATCTCCGCCTTCATCGCATCGACGAACTTCTGCCGCTGCGGGTCGGACGTGTCAATCTCGTTCGGGTCCTCCTTGTAGTAGCGCAGGAAGACAACCGCATCGCGCTGGACGTCGTGAAGGTGATCAGTGCCATCCTTGACGTTGGACACTAGCGACTCAATGCGAAAGCGCACATCTGCCCGGCGGCGCGTATAGTGGGCGATCACCTCACGCTCCGCTTTCGTCACCAAGTATTCCACATCATCACGCGTGCGGATGCTAGGTGAGAGGTAGTATTGGAAATCTGAGCTGGACAGCCAGTCGGCCATAAGCTCGCACTACTCTTCAAGGGCACTTTGCACGTCAGATTTCAAGACGCGGCCACCACTTCCAGTCCCCTCAACCTCTGACAGATCTACCTCCTCGTCATGGGCAAGCTCAGCGGCCGCACTGGTGGCGCTGACTTTAGGCTCTGAGGAGACGTCGGGAAGCGGCTCCACCTCCACACCCATGCCCTCATAGGCCTCCGCTACGTGACTTAAGTCTGTCACGACGCGGTCCACACCACGCTCCGACGAAAAAGCCTTCTGGCCATTACGCCACCCGATATTCCCAGGCTGCTTTTCCGCCCATTCTCGAAAGGGATCCGGGACGGCCGCGCCATCAAGGTAGACAAGTGTTCGCATCTATTAGAGGTAGTGTGTGATGAAATAGCGCCTCCCCCCAAGCCTCCCCAAGGCTCACGATTAGTTCGTGATGAGAAGGATGCCAGCGGTCGATTTAATATCCTGCATCACGTTCGACCAGTTGCCCTGCGTCCCGAGGGCCGCATCATCGGGGTTTTCGGTTCCGTCTGTGTAGTCGTATCCCTTGATTGCGATGTTGTAGTCATGCTCGCCCTGGATCTCAAAGAGCAGGTTCTCCTTTCCACGCTCAATGCCGTTTGACTCCGTGGGCTCTCCCTGCTGAAGGGCGGCCGCGGCGTTGGGCGTCAGACCGAGTGTGTTGTAGGTGTCCGGAGCACCAGAATTGACAAGCTCCTCCGCGTCCGTGACGACAACGGGCAGACCCAGCGTTCCCACAGTGCCCTCGTAAATGGTCGCCCCTGCCACGCGGTTAAACTGCAGATTCTCAATCTGCTCGCCCATAAGGTCAAAGAACGGCTTCGAGTGCATGACCCACGCCACAATGTCGTCCGACTGGTCGCCGAACAGCTTCAGGCTGTTGACCAGCATGAGATGGGCCAGCGTACTTCCGGAATTATCATTGACGGCCGTGCCGTCTGCTTGGATGGCCGTGGTGAGGCAGAGCACCATTGTGTTGAGGTAGTCCACCTGCATCGCCTTCGCCACCTGCTCCCCGACGGCAAGTGAAAATTCTCCGGACTCAGCACCGATGCGGCGCAGGCTGTCCAAAGTATTTACGATGTAGTACTTCCGCGAAAGCTTCGGGTGGGTCATGTCCGCAGACCCCAGCGAATCGGGTGTCTGGTCCGCGGTCGATCCTGCATCTCGCCGCGAAATCAGACCTTGGCCGATCGATTGGTAAAAGGCCTCCCGTTGGAAGTGGCCGCGAGACGGATCGGGCTCAAGCACGAGCGCGTTTTGCGAGGCGGCGTTGAAGACCTCGGTGTTTTCTACCAAGGTCTCGTTCATCGCCCCGTAAAACTCGTCGGGGTAAATTTCGAAATTGGTGTAATCGCCAATCGCCATGGCTTATCTGGGTCTCAATGCGTAGGAAGAAAGGGGGGCGTTACTCTTCAGGAAGCTTCTCCCACTCCTCGTTGGGGTCCTTTCCCTGCTGGCGCCACTCCTCGTACATTTCCGCTCGCTCCTCACGGCTGATGTCGGACTTTGC